TCTTTACATTATCAGGAATAGAAAAATTACACTCAATGATATATATTTTACTGGTGTTTTGTTTATTGTATATTTGTTATGGATGTTTATAAATAAAAAAAATACAACTGATTTTATTAATAATACTAATAAATTAATTATATATAATAAAAATACCTTACCAGGCATGATATTGTTAGAAAAAATAGGGTTATAATTTGTCTATTATATAAAAAAAATGAACTCCAATTGAATAAATAAATTTACTACAATAAACCACAATAAAATGAATACAATAAAACTAACTCCCGATAATGTAGTCCAATATATTGGATATGATATAATTTTCAAAACTAGAGAAAGTCATATAATAAAAAAAATAATTGGTGTATCTAAAACAGGTAAATCCATAACTATTGATCATCCAGATCTAAATAATAAACTAGAAATTGTATCTAGAAATGTATATGTAATTATAGACTAATACAGACGGTCATATTCACTCACATAAAATAAACTCCTGTAAAATTTTATTCACATTTGTTATAATTGTCTTTTTTTCTAAATTATAAGGACGAATGCTTTCTAGAGATTGCTCTATCGTTTTCCATTCCAATTTACTTACTTCGGATTGTTGATAAGAAGTTAAATCATAATCAGAATATGAATTTAAAGCACTAGAATGGTTGGATCCATTTAAATCACCGTTTTTCATAAACCCCAAAAAATACTTATGTTTATATATTTTGTGATTTGAGCCAACATAAATTTCTTCAAATGGCAATACATTTTCTATGATATGTATGCTTTCTTTAGGTATTCCAGTTTCTTCTTCAAATTCGCGTAAAGCACAATCAATGTCTCGTTCCTGATAATTTTTACGACCTTTTGGAAATTCCCATTCAGTTTCCGTCCAAGTTGTTTTACTATTTTCCAACAAGTCATGCAGTGATAATTGTTTATTGTCTATCATAATTCCGTTTTTAATCGCATCGAATTTTTTTAAACAAATATATTCTTCATTTTTATAATTGGATAAATTAGCGTTTTCACACCACAATTGCTTCCATAAAAAATCAAATGTTTGTGTTCCTAATATAGTTTTTTCATAATTTGACATTTCATCGATATTATTTTGTATTTGTTCAATGTTATTGATAGAATATTTCCCTTTTATAAAATCTATATATCCAAAACTATTTTTTCTTCTTATCATCAAATAATTTAATATGTTATTATTAATTCTGAAAACAATGACACCATAACTAGTTATAGGTAATTTACATTGGTATATATTATGATTATTTTTCCCACAATTATTGCATATGGAAGAATTATTCATATTTTTATTTTGTTTTGTTTTGTTTTGTTTTGTTTTGTTTTGTTTTGTTTTGTTTTGTTTTTAATTAATTCGGTTTTATATGTTTATTATGCAATCTTTTTATATCATTTCATTTTAATGGCTTATCAAAATAAAAAACTAGACCCAGACGTATGGGGACCTCATTATTGGTTTTTCATTCATACAATCGCAATGACATATCCCAAATATCCTAATTCAGTTATTAAAAAAAAATATTATGATCTAATTCAAAATTTCGGTCTTTTTATACCAATAGAAAGCATTGGCAATGAGTTTAGTAAAATGTTAAATTTGTATCCAGTTGTACCGTATTTAGATTCAAAAGAATCATTTATTCGTTGGACTCATTTTATTCATAACAAAATAAATGAAAAATTAGAAAAACCTACCATCTCTTTAGAACAATTTTATACATTATATTATGAACAATACAAACCAAAAAAAGTTCATTGGGTAGAACATATGAGATTGCGAAAAAAAATTATATATGCGGTATTTATTGTTTTCTTAGTAGGATTATTAATCTATTTTTATACACAAAAATAATATAGATATATATTAGTAATCGTTTAATTTTTATTTTTAATTTTTATTGTTTATTATTGTTCATAATATAATGAATAAAACGAAAAAAAGGACATCGAATAATAAGTACACAAGAAGAAGTAAAAAACACAAAACCATCAAACGTATAAAAAAAATAACAGGTGGTAAAGTAGAAGGATCGGGTGGTTATGGTTGTCTTTTAATTCCCGCTGTAAAATGCAAGAATAAAAATGGTAATACAAATGATTACAAAAGCAAAAATATCACAAAATTAATGTTAGCGAAAAATGCGCAAAAAGAATATGATGAGATTATAAAATATAAAAAAACATTGGCTTCTATACCAAATTATAAAAAATATTTTTTGATTGATGATATTGATTTATGTGAACCTAGTGAACTATCCAAATCCGATTTACAAGATTATGAAACAAAATGTAAAGCATTAAATAAAAAGAAGATAACAAAAAAAAATATTAACAAAAAATTAGATTCAATATTAGCTATTAATATGCCGAATGGTGGTAAAGATTTGGATGATTTTATAAAAAAGTGTTATGAATACTCTGATTACATAAAAATGAACGATTCACTTTTGGATCTATTGACCCAAGCTATACTACCTATGAATAATCGTCATATTTACCATTGTGATATTAAAGCTGGTAATATTTTAATGAATGATGATTATCAAACAAAAATTATTGATTGGGGATTATCAACTAGTTATGCTAATTATAATTCAAAAGACAGTTATCCAATATCACGAGGCCATTTTAACCGTCCTATTCAATTTAACATGCCTTTTTCCGTGATTATATTAAATAGTGAATTTAAAGATGGATATGAAGATTTTCTAACTTCTAGATTAAAAACAACTAACGAGATATATTATTCTGATGTGAGAGCGTTTGTTTTACAATATTTTGTGCATATGAACAAAGAATATAAGACTGGGCATGTACGATATATCAATAAAATTATGAGAATATTGTTTAATGAAAATATAGAACCACTGTATAAAAAAATAAAGGATGATATTGTTACTGCTGAATACACTTATTATTATATTGTAGAATACATATCTAAAATTGCATACAAATATACAGATATCGAAAATAAAAAATTGAATATACAGGATTATTTTAAAGATGTATTTTTGAAATCGATAGATATATGGGGGTTTGTTTTTTGTTATTTTCCTATTTTAAATATTATGAGTTATACCAAACGGGATAAGCTTTCAAAAATAGATATTAAAATTAGTGAAAAAATTAAACAAATGATCATACACTATTTATATGAGAACCCTTTAGAACCAATCAACCCTGTAGATATTAAGAGAGAGTTATTAGAATTGAACAAATTATTTTCTGAGGCGGAGAGAGAAAATAGCCAATCATTGCGCAATATTTTAGAAAGATATAAGCGTAAAATAAATGATGATGATGACGATGATGATAGTAATAGTAGTGGTAAAAATAGTAATCAATGCGACACAGAGACAGCAAAATTCATACAATTTTTTTCTGCTTCCTATTCAAAAAAATAAAATGAAATAATAAAAACAATTATATAATTATATTTATATACATAACATAATTATATACATAATTATATACATAGTTATAAAGATAATATATTATACATAATAATCAATCAATAACTATATTTTAAAGTAAATAATGAAAATCGAACTATTAATACTAGGTATTACAATATTTTTTATGTATAATGCATATCATGATGGTAAATTCTTGAAAAAAATAATGTCTTATAAAAAATATTATCAAATAGCTATATTTGGATTATTGGGTATAGGTATTTATCTTATTATAAAACGTAATCCGAATGATTGCAAAAAAATATTAATGAATGCAAATAATGTTGTTAAATACATGCCCATCGATAAATCATCGCTGGATATGATCAGTCCTATTTTGGATTTTACCACACAAGGTGGAAATGGTGGTTTTAATAATGGTTTTAGTGATTCATCATTCATGAATGATTTAACGAATCAAGCAGGAGGTACACAATATCCATATGGATCTGGATTTTTTAACAAATTAGGTATTCAATCTTCTGAAAAACGAATATTACAATCTGGACGTGTTAACAACGATTACGGAAATAGTAATGAACCAAACAATACACAAGAAATTAACAGGAAAAAAGCAACAAAACGTTCTGTAAGTGAAACAAAGAAAAAATATGTAGCGTCGTTACAAAATTGGAAATGTGGACATTGTCAAAATCAACTCAATGCATGGTTTGAAGTTGATCACAAAATGCGATTAGAAAATGGAGGAGGCAATGAAGTAGATAATTTAATAGCATTATGTAGAGATTGTCATGGTAAAAAAACAGCTATGGAGAATATGTAAAAAATAAATTATTTACATAGTATAAAACACAATATAAAACACAATATAAAACACAATATAAAACACAATATTAGAAATCATGATAAATAAATTATCTAACAA